ATGCTTATCTGGATGCAATTGAACGGCATGAACTGTTCCAGGTTCAACAATGATGTCAGCGATGGACTCATGAGTTTTGAACGTGCAGCTGCAATTAATATTCTGGCACTGGTGATAACGTTCTTTGGTGTTGATGCTCAGGTAACGACTTGAACGGGCGTGGGCGGCGTGCTGGCATTTCGGGCAGTGCATCATAATAATCACCATGTAATCATTTTAATCAGATGCAATCATTGTATGTTATCGCACAAAACATACATCTGACATTACAGTGTTTTACACAGCTTGATTATTCATCCTCATCGCTTTCCGTGGCCTCGTAATTTACATCTGACAAAAGCACTTCTAAGTCCAACGTCGTCACAAATCCACTGCTGCCAAGGCTGTGCGTCACCTTGCTGATTATCCAGGGCTGCGCGTCGATCACTGATTTGAAGCCCGACACCGCCACCGGCGTCTCAGGAAATAAATCAGCCCGCCCGCGAGCCAGGGAGATCGAGAACTCCGCGACGCCGCGCTGAAGTTTGTCCCACTTCGCCTGAGCTGCCCGCATCGCTGCCTTTTGCGTGGCGTAAATGGTGGTGAGGTTAAACACGTTTTCATCACTCCCCGCCAGGTAATCCCCTTCCTTAGCCTCCGGCGTTTTCTGCACCTTCGCGCTGGTCTTCTTTGCCTTCGGATGTTGCAGGGCGCGCAGATACTGCACTTTCGGTTTCCGCTGCACCTTCACTTTTTTTGGCTTCGGGTCTTTAGTATGCAGCCAGCTTGCTGAGACGCCGGTATAAGCCCCGCGATCGGCAATGTTGAACGTGTGCCCGTCGCCATCGCCGCGCATAACGGTCATCTGTGGGATGGGCTTACCGCTCGCCGTCTTTGCCGCCCCAGGCTTGATAAACAGCAATTTGCCCGCTTTGATGGCGACAACCGCACCGTTAAGCTCCGCCAGGCGGGTAATAAACTTCGCGTCGGTTTCCTGAGTCTGGTCGATGTGTGACACCGGCACGCCCCTGAACGGCTCAGCAATCGCGGGCTTGAGGTTATTACGTGCAGCCACGGCGGACACCACCGCCTCCAGAGTCGTGTCGTGGTAAGAGTTATCACGGCGGGAATTCAGGCTGCCGCGATAGTCCGCACTGCGGGCGCGGACGGTCAGCGTGTCCGGCGTTCCGCGGTGCTCCACCTCATCCACGGTAAAGTCGCCTTTGTTCGTCAGTGCCTGGCCTTTCCAGCCAAGCGCGATATTAATCACCGCGCCGCGCGGCGGCATATCTAACAGGCCGTCGGTGTCGCTCAGCTCGATGTCGAGCTGGTCAGCCTCAAAGCCGCGGTTGTCCGTGAGCGTCAGCGAAATCAGCCGGTTGCTCACGTCCTGTGTAATATCCTTGCCGCCGACGGTCACGGTGAAGTCCGGCGCAAACTGCGCACCGGCTGCAATGGTCATATCGGTAATCACAGCAGCCCCCCAAACTGACCGGCAAGTCCACCGGCCTGATCCAACAGCCCGTCGGCCTGGGCTTTCATGTCTCCGAACATCGACGCCAGGGATTCATCCACGCGGGTCAGCGTCAGCGCGAATTCAATCTTTCGGGCGGCGCCATTGGAGAAATGCTCCGTGTGGGTTTCGCTCACGCTGTTCACCACGAACATTCCGTAAATGGTGCCGCTGCCTTCCAGAAGAGGCCACGCCTTGCCCTCGTCCGCCATCAGATTCAGTGCCATTAGCGACAACTTTCCGCCGGTGATTTCCGGCATCAGCACGCCGGACAGGGTGATTTTCTCCTCATTGACGCCGAGAAACTGCGGCAGCGGGCGCAGGCCGACGCGGCTGTTAACAGGCCAGCGGTAATCCACGGCGCGCTGCAACGTTTGATAGGGGACGGTCTGTAACTGAAACACAAATAATCCGAGCGTTAACATCATGCGAATGATTCCTTAATCGTTATCCATGCGCGAACGTTGCTGTGCGGCGCGTGCGCGGTCACGGGCTTCCAGCTCGGCGCGGATCTGGCGGCTGTTATCCTGCCCACCCAGACCGGCACCCGCTGAAATCTGGTAATGGTGCGTGCTTTGGTCAACATAGCTGCGACCGCCACCCGCCGACACCGGCGTATATCCCGCCCCCGTCAAAAATTCAGCCGGTGGGGCAAAAGGATTAGGATTGTCCAGGGGCGCATTTTCAGGGGGCGCGTCGTCATGGCCGGGTTGTGAATGTCGGTCCGCTCTGTCGGCGTTCTTATCAATATCTGCTGACTCAACCTTGATAACGCCGAGCTTTTCCAGCACCCAGTCGATGCCCTTACGCAGCTGATTCAACGCGTCAAGCGGCACACGTAACGCCTTCCCAATGACTTCACCGAACGCTTTCCCCGCGCTGCGGCAGTTATCCAGCGTTTCCTGCGTCGATTTCACCGGCGCGATCAGTTCTTTAAACCACGCCCACGCCTGTTTCACCTTCTCGGCTATCCAGCCAAACTGTTCGGCAAAAGGTGACAGGGCTTCACCCACCGGAAGAAACGCGGCCTTGATGCCCTCCATCACGCCGCCAAAGAAGGCGCTGATAGGTTCCCAGTATTTACGGATAACCAACACCGCTGCGACGATAACGGCCACCGCGGCGACCACAGGCAGGCTTATTGCACCAAAAACAGCCGAGATGGTGCCTCCCGCAATGCTGAATGCGGTGCCTAAATATCCCGCACCGGCGATCAGGGCGTTAAATCCGGTGATAACCGGCCAGGCAATCAGGCCAATTGCGCCTAATGCGCCCACCAGAGCGGCCAAAGACCCCGCCACGGTCACGAGCGTCTGCGTCAGTTCTGGATTTTTCTTCACCCAGTTGCCGACCTCAGTCAGCCATTTATTGGCAGATTGCGTCAGGCGGCGGAGGCTGCTGTCCTCTTTGTCGAAAACCTCAATTTGCAAATCCTCAAAGGCGGATTGCAGGTTTTTTAGGTCACCGTCGAGATTATCCGTCTGGATCCCGGCCACTCTTTGCGCCGACCCGGCGGAGTTGTCCAGCGCCGCTTTTTTCTCGCCTAACCTGCCGTTGCCTGCGGCCTCGACCAGCTTCACCGCGCCTTTCATTGCCTCTTCACCAAAAATCACTTTCAGGTATTCGGCCTGCTGCGCCGTGCCGAGTTTGTTCTTTTTGAAAGAGGTATTGATGTCGGTGAGGATTTTTTTAATCGGCAGCATGTTGCCTTTCTTATCCCGCGTGGTGATCCCCAGCTCACGCAGCGCCGCCGGTGATTGCCCCGTGGGGGCTTGCAGGCGGCTAAACATCGCGCTGGCACCCGTGCCCGCCATGCTGCCCTTTATGCCGTTGTCCGCCAGAACGCCTAGCATCGCGGTGGTGTCTTCGATGCTGGCACCCGCCGCTTTCGCAATCGGTGCCACATATTTCATGGCTTCGCCCAGTTCCATCAAGTTGGTGTTGGAGCTGGTAAAGCCTTTGGTCATCACGTCAGACACGCGTTTAATTTCATCCATCGGGATATTAAACGCGGACTGCATATTTGTGACGATATCCGCCGCGTCGGCAATGTCCAGACCGGACGCCAGTGACAGATTGACCGTCGATTCCGTTGAGCCGAGGATTTGGTCGGCGTTATACCCTGAGCGAGCCAGCACGCCCTGCGTGCGGGCAACGTCGCCGGGAGAAAACGCGGTGGTGCCGCCGATGTCGCGCGCCTGCTTGCGGATTTCCGCCAGCTTCTTGTCGCTTTTATCCAGCCCCAGGATCGCCTGAGTGCCTGACATCTCCTTATCAAACCCCATCCCAGGCGCGATGAAACGCGCACCGGCATATAGCGCGGTCGTTGCCGCCCCCAGCGCGACTGCACCGCCATTGCGCACCCCGTTTGCCAGGTTCTTTCCCGACTGATAGCGGTTATTAATGCCGTCGAGCTTCTGCTGCTGCTGGCTCAGCCTGGCGAGCGATTCACGCTGGCGTAGGAGCGTGGCGTTGGCCTGCTGCGTGCTGCTATGCAATCGGCGCTGCTCTGCGGCCAGGTTACGCGTTGAAATACCGGCGGCGTTCAGCTCCTGCCGTTGCCGTTGCACGGAAAGTCGCAGGGTATTGTGCTTGTTTTGTAACTCGCTGGCGGCACGTTTGGCCGACTCCATCAGGCGGGTTTGCGCCGCCGTCGGGTTTGCGGTGTTGCGATAGGCGACGGCCAGCCTTTCTGCGTCTTCTTTCGCTTTCTTCAGCGCCTGACCGGTGACGGCCAGCTGCGCGCTGCTCTTACGAAATCCGTCAATTTTTGCGGCCTGTGCGTTCAGTGCTTTGAGAGAATCCTGCGTGCTGCGAATATCGCCGGACAGGGATTTACTGGCATTTTGAATAGCTTTAAAAGGGCGGGTGGCCTGGTCAACCGCCTTTAACAGCACCTCTAACTTGAGATTACTCACGGGTGGCTCCGCTGCGCGCTAAGGCTTTTTGACGCCAGCCACAGAGTTCGGTCAGCGTCATGGTGTTCATTTCTGAGGGCGGCCAGTGAAAAATCACCGCAATATCCGCCATCAGATCGTCCACGCCCAGATAGGCTGGGAGTTTTACCGTTCCGATTTCGGCGACAAAAAACCGATCACCTTGCCCGCCAGCGCAATCAGGTCGGGCAGGTTCAGGCTTTTACACTCCTGCGTCGTCAGGTTCGGGAGGGTGATGCGCGGCAGAATGACGGTCAGCGCGTCAACGTCGGCGTTCGCCAGGGAGGCGAGGCCAATCCCGCGCAGGTGTCCGGCGTTCGGCTTGATGATTTCAATCTGGCTGATTTCCATCTCGCCGCGCTTGATCGGTTCTTCCAGGATAACGATGTTTTCATTGTGTTCTGACATAGCGGTGTCTCTCATTCAAAAGGAAAAGTGAGCGCCGCCGGGCGGCGCTGGTTAAGGGTTACAGGCCGATGTTTTTACGATGTTGTGCCACGCGGTCAACGCCGCCGACGATTTCCACCATGTTCACGGTATCGACTTCAATCATGTCTTTGCCGTCGATCGTGAGCTTGAAGTAGGTGCACTGGGTGGTGACTTTGGTTTCCGTGTCTTCACCCTGTTTGTACTCACCAAAATCCATTTCCTTGTGGCGTCCGCGCATGGTGACTTCCACGGCGGAGGTTTCGCCGGTGTCGTCACGCTGGAAGGAACCTGCAAAGCGCAGCGGCACGGCGTCGACCGCGCCCCACTGCTTAAGCACCAATTCATCCAGGCCGCCCACCGTCCATTCAAAGTTCAGCGCGTCGTCGTCCAGGCCGAAATCAATGGAGGCTGAACCGGTCATGCCGCCGCCGCGATAGTTCTCCAGCTTGCGGGTGAGTTTTGGCAGCGTCAGCGCGCTGACGATGCCGAGGTAACTGTTGCCGTCGTTGAAAAGGTTCAGGTATTTGAGTTTTTTTGGCAGTGCCATGGTTTAGCGCCTCTTAGCTGTTTACGGACGTGGCGAACTCCGCCAGGTACTGATCGGTGATGCGCTGACGCAGGGTTAAATCCTCCAGCGGCGGCACCGGCGTATAGTCGTAATCAATGAACAGCTTGCCCGCCTTCAGCGTTTCGACGGTGTTGGCTTCGGGGTCATACCAGCAGTTACCGTCGATGATCAGACCGGCGGTTTTCATTTCGCGCAGTTTGGCGTTGATGCCCGCAATCATGTCTTTGATTAGCGTCGGGGTAACGGGTTTATCCACAGCCCACAGATGCCCCTCCGCCATGGTGTCCGCCAGCACCTGCGCGGTGCGGGTGTAGTTCTCAAACAGGAAAAGCGGATCGTCAGAGCAGGTGCGCTGCCCCCAGAACTTAAAGCCGCCTTTGCGGATAAGCGTGGTGACGCAAGCCTGGTTCAGCAGATCGGCGTCGGTGCCTGGGGTCTGCAAATCCCAGTAGACGCTGGCAGACAGGCCGGTGACGCCGTTGATGCCGACGTTAGACAGGGTTTTATGCCAGCCGGTTTCGGCATCGATTTTGGCACGCAGGCCGAGGGCGTAGGCGGTGGCGGGCGCGATGTCGCTGGCGTTGGTGGTGGTGTTCCAGGCGACGAAATCCGGCCAGATGACCATCAGCTCACGCTGGCTGAAATTCTCGCGGTACTTGATGGCATCGGACACGGTCTTGCAGCCGTAGGCGCTGACATAGCCGAAGGCGCGCAGCTGCTGACAGACGGCACCGAGCGCCGTCGCGACGTCCAGATTATCCAGCCCCGGCACGCCGAGAATGCGCGGCTTCACGCCGAGTTCGGTTTGGGCAGACAGCAGGGCTTTCATGCCGGTATACATGCCGGTGGCGTCGGTGCCGCCGATGATGTTGGAGGT